ACAATGATTCAGACATTGCCGAAAATCTGGGGCTGGCTCTGATGTTAGATGATTACATCATCCAGCCTGATAACGGCAAGGTGACAATGAAACTTAGGAAGTTATAGGAGGCGCTTATGGCATTTGAGGATTTACTGGACCATAGGTGTGATATTTATCACATGGTAAAAGGGGAAAAGGATATGGGGTTTGCAATCAAGCAGACAGGTTTCTCATATCCGAAGGTTCCGGACGTTGAAGATGTAGCGTGTCATTTCAATGTGAATGCTAATGCAGAACTTACTCAGACGGAATCAGCGAACGAATTCATATACTCTGGGAAATTACAGCTTCCGGCAGGTACGGACGTTCGTGTCAATGACAAGGTTGTTGATAAGAATACCGGACTGGCATATACAGCGGAAATGCCTCACAACATTAGAGACCATCACATTATGGTAAATATTCAGCGGAAAGGAACTGTGAAAGGGGCATTATAGTGGCTACAACTTATGTAAAGATTGACACTTCAGATCTGAAAGGATTTGTTGGAAAACTGGATAAAGCAGCTCAGGGAGAATTCAAGAAGGAATTGGTCAACTTCATGGAAGGCTTAGGGTATGAATTCCTCAGAATTGTGCAGGACGAGATCATCCGGAAACAGACAGTTGACACCAGACTGCTTCTGAATAGCTTCTCAAAAGGGGAGCAGGATAACGTTTTTGTGCTGAATGAGGGAAGCATGACTATAGAAGTCGGCACCAATGTGAAATACGCAGAGTATGCGGATAAAGGTCACTGGCTGAACCCCAAAGGGGTAAATACCAGGTTTGTTCCGGGATACTGGCAGGGAGAACATTTCATCTATGAGCCGGGAGCTAAGACAGGAATGCTTTTGAAGCAGAAATGGATTGAAGGCTCACATTACTGGGGAGACGCAGTCCGCTGTATTGAGGATATGCTTCCTGGGCTCATGGAACAGAAGATGGAACAATGGTTACAACAATTTTTTATGTAGGAAGGTGAGGAAATGCTGGAATTTGAGATTGCGGCTCTTTACTACTTTGTTGCCGGCATTCTGAACCTGCCGGCATATTTTGATGAAGTGCCAGAGGATATGGAAATCCCTTGTGTATTTTATCCTTCTCCGCACCAGAAAAGCGGGGATTTCTCAACAAACACATACGCTACGACATTTACCTTATATGCGAAGGTGATGGACATTGACAATGTTTCCGCAGGAGGAAAGTGCTCGCAGATAGTACATGCAATAAGCGGGAATCGCTATAAAGTGCCGCTGGTAGATGAAAAAGGAAAACGGACAGGAAATAACTTCCGAATAGACAGCATGGAAGCGACCAAGGCGGACGAGGGTGTGTGGCAGATTGAGATTTCATGGAAGCGATACACGAGATTTAACGAGAAAGCAGCAACACTGGCAAGGGAGTTCTATTTCAATGGCACTCCTATTGCTGAGCAAATAGAAGGAGGTCAAAATGCCGAGTAGAAGACAGTCAGATGCAGATAAAAAGGTTATGGAACAGCCGACTGCAGAGAAAGTTATGGAAGAAAAGAAGTTCTCCTTAGATGAGATCAGAAAGAGTTGCATGAAGCTGTTTCATGTGACATCAAGCACTTTTGCAGGAGCAACTGCAGATCTTCCGGATGGTGAGTATTCCATCCAGGAAGTACATGAACACATTAAAGCATGGTTAGAAAAGGAGGTATAGTAAATCATGGCTGGTGGAACTTTTGAAGTAAATGTTTCAAAGAAAAGACCTGGAGATTATATTAACTTCAAGTCAAAACGTCAGCAGAGCCCTAACGGATCCACAAGAGGTACCGCACTCATTCCATTGATCGGGCTTGGATGGGGACCTGACAAGGGGATTCTGAAATTGACCTCTGCGTCTCCGGATGCGGAGGTGGCAAAGCTTGGACACAGTATCTATGACACAAACGACTTTATGCTGCTAATCAGAGAGGCATTCAAGAATGCTGTTACCGTTATTGTTTACATTATCAACAATGGAGACAAGGCAACGAAGACAGCAGGAGGAATGACCATTACGGCCGCATATGGCGGTACCAGAGGAAATGATATTGCTGTTGCATGCGTGGCAGAGGCAGGAGCTTCTACTTTCGCAGTGAGGGTATATCTTGGTGCAGACAAGGTGGAGGAGTACACAGGGCTTGCCACAATCGCTGATCTGATTGCGGTAAACTCTGGTAAGTATGTTGTGTTTTCAGCAACATCCACATCCGCAAACCTTACTGCATTTGCATCCACAAATCTTGAAAGCGGAACGGACGGAGCTGTGCAGAACACCGATATCACAGCATTTTTGGATGCTTCCGAGAAGATCAAGTGGAATACAATGGCATTCCCTAAAGACGAGTCCTCACAGAAGACTGCGGTAATCACAAAGATTAAATATCTTCGTGAACAGTGCGGAAAGACTGTGCAGGCAGTACTTCCAGATGCCGAATCTGACTACGAAGGAATTATCAATGTGACAAACTCCTATTCGGTAGACGGTCAGGAGCTTACCAATGCACAGGCTTGTGCGTGGGTGGCAGGTGCGACAGCAGGAGCAGACAAGACCACATCCAATACCTATGTTGCGGTTGAGGGTGCTACGGATGTTGTCGGCTTAAAGACCAACGAGGAAGCAATCGAAGCTATCTCCAACGGAGAGTTTTTCTTCTCTATGTCCGAGGAGGATGAAGTAATCGTAGAGTATGATATCAACAGCCTCCATAAGTTCACAACGGAGAGAACATCAGATTATTCCAAGAACAGAGTAATCCGCGTGTATGACAGCTTTGCAGATGATCTGAAGCTGACATTCCCTCCGAATAAGTTTGATAATGACCCGGATGGATGGCTTGTCATGGAAGGTCTTGGAAGAGCACTTCTCCAGAGTTATGCGAAGCAGGGAGCAATCACGAACGTGGATGCAGAAAACGACTTCTACGTTGATCAGAGCAAGAGTATCGGAGACGAGACGTTCTTCAATGTCGGACTGCAGGCAGTAGATTCAGCAGAGAAACTGTACTTCTCTGTATCAACAAGATAAGGAGGATGAAAGAATATGGGCGAGAACAGAAAACCACTCAGCCTTAAAGAAGGTCACATCTATATTGATGGAGTAGAGGTAATGGACGCAGTAAAGCTTACGATTGTTTACACTCCTACGGTATGGTCTGGCAAGATGCTGGGCGATAAGGGAACAAACAGACGCTGGCTTGGCAGAGATATTACCGGAAGCATTGACGAGTACCGCACTACTCCAAGATGGAATAATATCGTTAAGCAGTATGAGAACTCTGGAATCACTCCGGAGCTTACAATCCAGGGCACCAGAACCGATAAGGATTCTGATTTCTACGAGGTAAGCGGAAGCGAGTCCGTAACAGTGACTGGAGCTGTACTGACAGGAGATATCAATCTCATTTCGCTTGACACAGATGGAGATGTAGTAAAGGACAGCATCAGCTTTGGTGCCAAGAATATGTCGTCCTAAGCAGGACAGTCATGAACAGCAGAGGCATACGCAGAACTTCGGTTTTGTGTGTGCCTTTTTTGCGTTCAAAATCATGCAGACAGATTAACTACTATCTATGGAACTTAAAGTGTGCTACAGGTCAAAATAGAGGCCTGAGAATAGAAAATAGGAGGTCATTATGGCTAATAAAGATTTGAGATACTTCATGCGTGAGGAAGCAAAGGTGGAACAGATTGTTACGGTTCCAGGTCCTGAGTCCATCAAGGACGAGAATGGCAATGTGATTCAGCTGGAAATTAAGCAGTTGCACAACGACACTATTGCGAAAATCAATGAGATGTATGAATCCAAGACACCTCTCAAGGACAAGAAGGGTAATTTCATTGTTCAGAATGGCAATGTTGTATATAAGGTCGAGAGAGACAGAAACAAGGCAGCCCGCCACCTCATGGTAGAGGCTCTCGTTTATCCTGATCTGAAGGACAAGAAGCTCATGGAATACTTCGGATGCGTGGACATTACCGAAATGCCGCTTAAAGTATTCCCTACCAATAAGGAATACGGACACGTAAGCAAGCAGGTGTTAAAAGTTCTTGGCCTGACGGAGGAGGACGATGAG